TTTTTTTTTTAATGATACGGCGACCACCGAGATCTACACTCTTTCCCTACACGACGCTCTTCCGATCTCTTCATGCAGTTGCCCTTGAGATAGCCATTGAATGCTTCAGCAGACATAGATGCTTGGATACCTTCGATACACTCTATCGACCCGTTGTTGTAGTGGTTGGGGTTGTTTACTACGTCTTCTTCATCGTCAAAAGGATTAAGCTCTACGTCTGCCATGTCAAGATAAACTTTCATCTGCTCATCCATTGTAGGTTTCTTTACATCCCAGCAGTCTCCAAATAGGTCTACGTCTTCTTTGTAAGCTGTCTGCGGTGCGGGCTTTGTGCCATCGTGTACCCAGCTAAACTTTAAACGCTTCTGATACTCCTCAAAGGTAGGCTCCCCTGTTTCTCTAACTCTGTCCCAGTCTTGCGGGGTTGCGTCATTAATGCTCATCTTTAAAGTCCTCTCTGTTCTTTGCGGTAATCCAGTTGTCTGGTATGGTCTGTTCACTAAACCATCTAAAGTTGTTGGCTGATGCCCACTCTCCATGTGTACGCCTCGTGCCGTCCTTACGTACCTTGGCGGCTGGCATAGGAGAGTTAGGGTTGGCAAACAGAAACACTAACTCAACATCGTCTGGAAGAACCTTTGCTATCCAGATATACTTAGAGTATTCTGCACTGTCCCAGAAGCGACCCTTTGCTTCGAGCAGTATCTTCTTGCCTTCAATTTCTTTAACAAAGTCTGGCTCGTACTTGTGACTAATTGTGTACTCAACCTTGTCAACGTGAAACTCCCATGCATCTAGGATACCGGAGTGAAGCTCGTATTCCCAGTTAGAGTCGTAACCCTTAATCAAGTTCTTCTCAACGGGGCGCTTCACTCTCGGCTTCCTATATCCTTTGCGTACTTTCTTCATGTGACTCCTTTCGTTTAACGCTGACTCATCTTCCATTCAATGTCTTGAGAGCTTACATCCTCAACCTGCTTGTCAGGAAAAATCTTAATCAACTGTTTGATTTTGTTGCTTAACCACTTCAATGTATAGAAGCTAGTATGTACTGTACCCCTAGCCCAGATGTGGGTTTGTGCTGGGAGCATTTCTCTGAAGTTATCTTTGTTAATCTTAGAAGCCTCCTCAGTATCAAGGAGGCTTTTAAGCCATTCAACCTGCAATGTTTCTGCATGCTTTTTTATACGCTTAGACTTTGTTCGGTTCATAGTATCTCATCTACCTTGGGTTCGACCACTACTTCTGTTAAGTATTTATAGCCTGTGGAATATCTAAAAGTTCTCAGGCCGTTACCATCATTAGAATCTTTGTGGCATTCATGCTTATACTTACACCACGTACATCCTTTAGGCAGTTGCATGTTTCCTTTCTTGCCGTCAGGGGTAGGATTATAACACAGTTTAGGTGGAATGTTAAGTTCTAATTCGTCTTTTAGTGTAATAATTGTATTCTCTATGTTGGGCTTGTCCAAGTCATCTGGAACAAACATACACAGCTCACCGCTTTCTTTGTTGATGACAAGGAAACCACCCTCGTCTGTTCCTTCTGCCTTCTCATAACCAGCAAGCTGTCCGAGGTAACCGAAGGGGTCGTCAGATGCTAACGTGCCTAGCCTAAACTTGTTGAAGGCAAACTTGGAAGCGGACTTAACATCTACTACCTGACCGTTAATCTTACAATCCATGTGGCCTACAACACCTTCGACTGTTACTTGCTTCTGCTCATCGGTGACGTTGTGTCCAGCCATCCTTACAAGCATGAGTACAATCTCTTCTAACACATGACCATAAAGAAACTTAATTTGTGTTGCACCGTCTACACTGCCACGCCCTTTAGGGTCACGCTTCTCAAACCACAACTGTCGTGATGGCTTACCTACGTTGGACATTCTAATGTTGAAGTTGGTGTCTCGTTTACGTGGTGTTGCCCAACTAAGGATAGCTTCTTTCATTGCAACCATTGTAAGGTCAAGTGCCTCCTCCGTTATTGGAAGAGGCTCACCACCTGAAAGTTTCTCAAGTAACTCATAGATGTCAGGGACTAAAGTATTAAGCGGCTTCTGGTTCATCTTCTAACTCCTTAAAGGCTTTGATTACATCTGAGGAAAATAGCTTCTGTAAGTTTAATAGATACATTTGACTGGCTCTATTGTCACCACCTGATACTGTTTTAAAACTGTCTAATCGTTTAACAATCTTTCTTAATGTGTTTGTATTGAATACAAGTGTACAGTATTCTTCATCACCAATACATAAGTTGTGAAACCAGTAGTCAGATTCTGTTGCATCAATACCCGATGGTTTACCATAGGACTTATACTCAATGGCGATGTTTCCTGTCTTAGCCCACATCCCACGCTCTGATTTAACTTCTATCTTTTTGTTGGTGAGCATGTCTGCAATCTTATCTTCTCGTATCTCACCGTACTGTAGGTCGAGGTCGAACTTCTTTCTGTCTGCTTTAATGGGTTTCATGCCAGCCATCTCCGATATTGTAGTCACCGTCTAGGGGACAATTTAATTTTAAGTTTATACCAGCTTGAACAATTGCTTGAACACCTAGTTCGCCTACTTGCTTTGCATCTGATTCTTTACATTCAATCTGCCATTCATCGTGGACGTTGGCTACAAACTTAGCGTCAACCTTAAAGTTCTTAAAGTAACCATCAAGGATAACCAGCGCCTCCTTCATTACGATTGCTCCAGCACTCTGCAACAGTGTGTTGAGTGCAGCATGTTCAGAACGTATAGCTAACTTACGACCGTCTAACCCTTTGAGGAATCCCTTTTTACTTTCTCGTTGTACTCGTTGGACAAGAGATTTAAATGATGGTAGACTATCAAGAAACTGGCTTCGCATTTGTCTGCCTCTTGCCTTACTTTGTCCAGCCACTGTCCCAAGCTTTGCATCTCCAGCTCCGTAGAGGAGGGCATAGATGAAAGTTTTCGCCTGATTTCTTGATTCAAGTCCTGCAAGTTTTTGGTTAGCTGTGTGTATGTCTCCGTTGAGAATTTCATTTGTGTATGCCTCATCGTTCATATAGTGAGCAAGCATTCTAAGCTCTAAGCCTGAAGCATCAATGCCTACGAGTTTGTTACCAGTCTCTACAGTCCAGCAAGCTCTACACTCTTTACCGTAAGGTGAGTTGGAGCTAGGTATCTGTGCCATGTTAGGATGACTATGTGTCATGCGGCCCGTCACTGCACCGTTAGGATTAACATAACCTCGAACCCTGCCGTCATCCTCTACTGTCTTGAGCCAACTGTTTACCTGAGCTAAACGCTTCTGAAGCATTAGGTAAGTAGAAATCAGCGCAGCTTCAGGGATACCTTTAACTTTGTTTAGTGTACCCTCATCAACGATTGGCTGACCAGTAGGTGTGAAGTTCTTAGGAACCCAGCCGGCTGCAATCAACACATCACCAATCTGTTTACGAGAACCTAAGTTGAACTCAGTATATGTCTTGCGGGTTACCGGCTTGTCAGTGTTGAGCATCGCTGTCCACTCTTCGTCTGTAAGCCTGACACCCTTGTCGTGTTGGTCTTTAGCTGTCTTAGCTATCGCACCAGTCTTAGTATACTGAGGCTTGAGTATCTGTGTCTCAACCTTGGGCTTGACAGTCTCATGTACCTCAGCTTCTGTAGCATCTAACTTCTCTTGGAACATTGCAACCATCAGCATAGCTTTCTTTACATCTAACTTGAAGCCGTTGTCTCGCTGCTTATCTATAATCCAAGCAACGTCATGCTCTAACTTAACTGCTTGTGGGGTGTAGCCCCTGCTCTCTACTCGAAGCTGCTGATATACCTTTGTGTTTAACTCTACATCACGCTGGCAATACTTGAGCATCTCTGGTCGGTAGTAATCCCAAGCATCATCTTGTTCACCGAAGTCACCCTTAGTAAACTTGAGGCGGTAACCCCAAGACTCTAAGCCGTGACCACCTTCTCTGGGTGGCTTGAAGAGTCGGGATAGTACCAAGGTATCTACAATCTGTTTGTCACTGAGGTCGATACCTGCAATCTTTTTAATGGCTGGTAGGTCATAGCCAATTATGTTGTGACCGATTAGTTTCTTAGCTGCTCTAAGTAATCCGTAACCCTCTTCGAGCTGAGTGTTGTCAAACGTAAACACATCCAATGTGTCTACGTCCTGAGCAACAATACAGTGTATCTTAGTGGGGTCAAGGCCGTCTGCTTCTATATCAAATACTAAGTTACTCATAGCTCATCTCCGTCAAAGGCATCATAGTTATCACCGTCATCTACTTCTTTAAGTCTGCCTGTTACTGAGTCGTAGTGTAGGCTACAAGCCAGCCCAACATCACCAGTGTATCTGGACTTGAGTACCCTGACCTTAGTGGTCGAAGCCTCTACCTCGTCATCTGATTGTTGGTTGCGCTCTAATCCTATAACACAATCGCTTAGCTGAGCAATAGACTGTGAACCTCTAAGGTGTGAGAGTCCGGTTTCGATACCGTTCTCATGCCCCCTGTTGCCTTCTACCCTACGGAGGTGAGACACAAGTATCAATCCAGCACCAGTCTCTTCTACAAGAGAGCGGAGTCGATGCATGATGCCGTCAATAGCTTTGCGCTCATCGCCTTCCAAGGCTTGAAGAACTAACATGTGAAGGTGGTCAACTACAACCCACTTACAATCTAAACCTACAATCAAGTAGCGGAGCTTGCTGAAGATGTCTTCTAGGTTGTTGACACCGAGGTGAGCATGAATCCAAACCCGACCTTCGTTCTCTCCCATGAAGACCTTGCGGTAATACTCTTCAAGCTTATCGTCACCTATCTGATTCTTAACACTGTCAAGGTGCAGCTTAGAGTTAGCTTCAACAGCCATGATACCTTCAGCAGTTCGCATCCAGTTCTCTTCAAGAGCTACGATGCCTACGTTATCGTTGGTGTTGTTGATGAGCCAGTGAGAAAGCTCTCTAGTTACAGAAGACTTACCTAGTCCAGTGCCGCCAGTAAGAGTAATCAACTCGCCAGCCCTGATGCCTTCTAGCTTACCGTTAAGCCCAGCCCAAGGGTATGGGATGGACGGCAGCTTCTCTGTACGGAGTCGCTTGTATTCGTCTAGCTGGGTAGACAAGTTCATAATCCCTGATGGGGTGTAGACCTTAGCATCCCAGAAACAATTAACAAAGGAGGAATGCTTGCGCTCTTTGAGCATATCGTTAGGGTCTTTGAATCCCTCGGGCAGTGTCATCAGCTTAGCTTTGTTGGGGGTGAGGAGCTTAGCAATTGCTTTAGCTCCGTCCTTGCCCACTGCATCGCTATCGAAACAGATGACTACAGTCTCGAATGATTCAAGAAACTCTAGGCTGTTCTTAACATCACGAGCACCTCCTTGTGCTCCAGACTTTATACTTACAACAGGCCACTTACTTCCGAGTAGTTCGTATGCCGCCATAGCGTCACACTCTCCCTCTACGATTGTAATAAACTTACCGCCTGATTTAAAGAGCTGCTCTCCGAACAACCCTGTTTCTTTAGAATCACCCTTCCAAGCAAACTGCTTGTTGAGCTTTCTAACTTTCGTTGCTACTTCCTCGCCCTTGTGGAAGTAGGGGTAGTGGTGGCTGGTAACCTGACCGTTGAGAGTAGTAGACTTAACGCCATACTTTTTGGCTGTCTCGATACTAATCTGTCGGTCAGTTAGGGCATTAAAACTAGAGCCACTACCGGCTCCTTGATACGCTGTGAAGTCCGTTACGGTATCTTGCTTAGGGGTTTGCACTTCCGTTGTGCCGTAGTTTTTAAAATACTTGTTGCAGCTAAAGCAGTAAGCTGACCCGTCATCGTTCTGACTGACTGGGTCGCTGCCTCCACATGAATCACATGGGAGATGGAATTTAACAAACGGCATTGCGTTACCTCAAGGTTAGGCTGCTACTTGAACTTCCATGTCATCGTCTTCTTCAGTGATAGCTTCATCCGTAAGTCTATCTTCTAGTAGGTTCTTAATGTAATTCGCTCCAGCTTGAAGCACTTGAATCTCATCGTTGGTGTTGTTAATCTTAACCATCGCTGACCGCAGCAGGGCAAAGTAACTCTGCCCTTCGTCATCCAGCTTGCTGATGTCGTAAGATACATCGCCCATTTTATATGTCATCATTAGATTGTTCCCTCCATCTCATCTTCTACATCGAACTCACCGCCATCGACTGAGCCGACAGACACTAAGTCTAATACCTGCATTGCTTGGAAGTCTAAACCCTTAAAGGTCTTGCCCTTCCATACAGATTCCCATTCCTTATATTGAATCTTAACTGCTGAGCCGTTACCGATACGCTCATCAATTGGATTCTTAGTAGAGTCTACAAGCTTAGGGGCTTGACGAATCATTCCGTTCGGGCCGTTGACTTTACGTTTGATGATGAGAGCTGGGCCTTCGTCCATGTCTTTAACTGTGTGACCTTGTGACCTAAAGGTTTGTGCAGTCTCTTCATCGACTACTAAGTTTACTGTGTACACTGGTTCGTAAGTGGTGTTCGGAGTTGTTACGCTTGCCCAGTATGCTGTTCCTGTTACAATAGCCATATTATCTTTCCTGTCGTTGGTGTAAAAGTGAGGTGGCATTATACCACAAGTTGTATTAGATGTGAAGCTTTATTTAATAATCTTTGTTAAGTTCTAAAATAAAGGATGTCGCTGTGCATATTACCATGAGTTCAGAGGAGGCGCTACACAACAACAGCCCTAATACTATAACCACTGTTGTCAAGAGGCGACACTCTCATCGACCCGCTCTTTAACAAACAACCCGTCAACCATCTTGCCTTTGCGGTGTCGTATATCTTCATAGGCATGAGCCATACAGTCATGGAGTGATAGGTTGTTTCGATGTGCCAAGTTGCATAGCACTACGATGATGTCTCCGATGTCGTCAATGATTGGCTGGCTGTTCATAATGTTTAACCTAAGCTCTTCGACTTCCTCTAACAGTTTCTCAAACTGCTGGTGGTCTGTTGAACCGTGGATAAGATTACGGTCATGATGCCAGTGAATAATTCTACTCTCTAATGTATATGCTGCTGTCATT